CAGGCGTAGGCTTCTCGATCAAGTGCAGCGGCGTAGGTCCATCCACCATGGCGCGCATGAAGCCGAGCAACAGCAGCGCCACGACATGGGCGCGTTCTGCCTCACCGGTGAAGGGGAAGTCGCCGAAGAGGTCTTCGCAGATCAGCTCGCGCGCTGCTGCAATCTCTGCCTCTGTGGGCCGTTTGGAGACACCTGGCACAATGAAGCCTGGTGCTGGCACGTAGAGCAGCCGCGCATCGGGGTGATAGCCGGGAGTGGTGATCAGCGTGCCGGTCCGGCCAAACACTGGTGTGTTGACGATGCCTGTGAGCACCGGCAGCGCCGGATCGGGCGTGGCCAGCACGGATTTGACCGTGGCCACCGGCGGCGGTGCTGGCAGCAATTCTCCCTTGGCGTTTTCGCGCACCCAGCGGGCGAGGCGTGCCAGCATATGGCGCAGGCGTTCCTCGTTCAGCATTGTAGCAACCGGGCGGCCTTCGTCGTCGGGCACCACCCATGTGGGCTGGCCCGCAAAGCGAAACACCCACGGCGTCCGGTTCGAGGCCATAATGACGCTCCAGACCTGCGCGACCGCGCGACCGAGGTCGCCTTCATCAGCGCGCAGGGTCGGGATGGTCTCGCCGCTGCCTTTGTAATTGACTGGCCGATGTTGGCCGATCTGCAGAACTGCTTCGTCTTCGATAACAGCCTCCGCGTCTTCAATCAGTGCAGCGACGGTCCTGGGCCCATCACGCTGGAGCAAATCATTGAAATCCTGCCCTTCCTCAGGTGGTATGGCGATGGTGACATCGCGGCCCTGCGCCCGCAGGCGTCGGGCGGCAGCCTCGGCTGCACGCAGACCGGCGCCTGAAGGATCATGATCGGCGAGGATCAGCACCCGCTGCGCGGCTGGTGGCAGATCGATCTGTTCAAGCCCGGAGGTGGATAGTGTTGCCCAGACCGGCAGGTCTGGACAGGCGGTCATCACGGCGAGCCCGGTCTCGATGCCCTCCGACAGGGCCATCCGTTCACCAGTTCCGAGCGGTGCGAGCCGCACAGCCCCGCCAGCGATGCGCCCCATCATCATTTTCGGCTTGGATACGTCCGCCTTGCGCACCTCGTTCGCGTCCTGAACGAGGTAAGTACGGTGCAACCCGATCACATCACCGCTGCGATCGCGCACTTGCCCAAGAAGCGCGGCAAAGCCGGTCTTGGTTTCCCAATGGGTCAGATCGTCATGAAACAGCAGATCGCTGTCCGTGGGCAATTCCAAGCCACGCCCTTGCAGATATTGCGCAGCAGGCGTCTGCGCGATCGGCACAGCGCGGGACAGGATATGGGCGATATCCTGCGCCGCGTCCCGTTTTGGCGCTGGTTTGGACAAGGGCGCTTGCCGCGCTGGCGCCCCCGGTAGAATGCCAGCCATGTCTGCTGCCTCGATGATCAGGTCACGCCCGGTCAGCCCAGTGGCGGCCTCAATGGCGCTGATCGGCCCGCCGCCTTCATTGCCGTCGAAGTCGATCCAGTCCCCCGCATGCGGCCCGCGCAGGGTGATGACGCAGGAGCCGGTATTGCGCGGTGCATCACCGCGGATATTGGCCAGCCGCCACTCATCGCCCACACGTTTTCCGTTGGGAAACAGCCGCGGCACCCAGGTCTCGGCGGTTTCGCGCAAGCGCTGTACGATCAGGTCCAGATCATAGCGATCGGCTTGCGGCCGCGACGGCATTGTGTCGTTGAAATCAATCACGGTGGCAGTCATGCGTGGCCTCCATCAGGCAAGGATCAGGAGGCCGTGTTCGGCCCGGGTGATGGCTGTGTAGAGCCACTGGTTGCGCTCCTCGGCAGAGCGACCGAAGCCGGCATCCACAATGATGACCGTGGGGTACTGGCTGCCCTGAGCTTTGTGGCAGGTGATGGCGTACCCCCAGCTGCTTTCGATCAGACCACGGCGCGTTGCCCATTCATGGCGATTACGGTTCGGGTCGAAGAGAACGTGATCATCGTATTCACCGCGCCAAAAATCCTGTTCACCGGCGATCGCAACACCGTCTTCGGTCTGGATCTCGGCGCGGAAAGCCCGCGGATTATGCGGATGCGGTCGCACTGCGCTGAGCGTCAGGAACATGCCGTTGATCAGCCCGAGATCGTGGCGGTTGCGCAGACAGATGATCTTTTCACCAGCGCCCGTAGGGTAGTCAGAGGCAAACCCGGCGGCCTGCTTCATGGCCATGTTGAGCCGTCGGCGCATGGCATTGGTGCTGCAAATCACCTGCCCGCTGCGCAGCAGCTGCACAGGTGTCACGTCATGGCGGGACATTTTCCAGACATTTTCATCGAAGGACCCAAAAGGAATGGGCTCGCCACGGCGTGCCAGGGTCGCTAGCCTCAGAATGGGGCTATCCGCGGCCTGGCGGTGGATTTCCATCAGCATGACGTCTGGTTCACCTTTGACGAAGAACCCCTCACCCTTGACAGGGGACAATTGCCCTGGATCCCCCAGCACGAGGATCGGCTTGCCAAAGGCCAGAAGGTCCTCGGCTATCTGCTTGCCAACCATCGACACCTCGTCGAGCACAAGAAGATCAGCATCGCGCAGGTCAGATTGCGGGTTCAACACGAATTGCGGCTCGTGAATGTGGTCGAGCCGGAGTTTCAGCTGCGCAATCTGCGCCTGAGCAAAGCCGCGCTCAGCTGCTCCCATACGCGGCAGGTCCCGCTCGAGCGCCGCCAGATCCTCAGTCACCCGTGCGATTTCCTCGGGCGAGGCTTCGGAATTGCGATAGATCAGACTGTGAATGGTCTGTGCCGGTGTGCCCTTGCGCGTCATCACCAGGACCGCCTTGCCGGTGAAGGCAGCAAAGAGCACGCCACCCAGACCACCCGGCGTCATGGGCTCGAGACCAAGCGCCTGCATGGCCAAGTTCGTGATCGTGGTTTTTCCCGTACCTGCGTACCCGAAAACGCGCAGGGTCTGCTGCTGGTGACGGCGGTTCAGATACCAGTCCCTGATGACCGCGATAGCCTTCGATTGCGCCTCTGAGATAATAATGCTCATCACCGTACCTCCGACCAGCAGCGCCCTGCGAAGGGGCAGAAGCGGCAAAGGAAGAAATCGGCGTGGGCAGCTATGCGCGGCAGCAGATCGCCGGCATCCGCGGCGCGCAACACGTCGACCGCCTTATCCGACAGCGCCTGCGCGGCGCTTGCGTCAAACGGCACGTGCTCGTGGTAAAGCTCGCAGGTGTCCTTGTTCAGTGCGGTGAACAGCGCGGCCTCAAGCTCCATATAGGCCATGTAGATCTGCAACTGGCCGTAATAGACGGGCTTGGACACCTGCACGCCCTTCTTGACCGTGTCATTCCAGCTCGACGCCTTCAGCGCCTTGTGCTCCCAGAGCACCGGCCAGGGTATTTCAAGATTGGGGCCGCCAACGATGACGCCATCGACATGACCACGGATGCGGCCACCTGCGGTCTCGAACCCAAATTGCCCGCCATCGCGCTTTTCAGTACGCAGATCAAACCCCGCCGCACGCAACCAGCGGATGGCCAGATCCTCAAAGACATGGCCCGCCTCGAAGATGCGCAGGGTGCGGCCTTCAAACTCTTTCCCCGGATCCACCGGCGTCTTGGTGAATTCGTAAACCAGGCGCCGCGCGCAGGGCTCACCAATCCGGCTGGCGCCGAGATAGTCGCGCGGGCGTTGGCTATCACGCTCCGTAACAAGGGCCTTATCGATATAGGCATTGATCCGCGCCCCGAGGGGCTGCGGGTCCATAGCCGCACGTCCGTAGACACACCCAGAATTATGGTTGAGGTCGAGCATGGCGTTCTCCAATCAAAAAGGGACTGCACCGGCATCAGACTGGCGGCGCATCGAGGCCTGAAAGCCCTCGACGCAGGCCTCGATTAGGCAGTCGATCTCCTCAGCCGAGCGATCGAAGAAAGCCTCCATCAGCCCCATCTCTGTCAGCGCCTCCGCGAATTCTCGGCGCGCCTCAAAGATCGCGCGGGTTTCCATGTCAGTCTTGTCGATCATTCCGTAGTTCCTTTTTGCGTTGGCCGAGCCTGCCTTGAGGCAGGCCATCGAGCAGAAGCGGTGATAGGGATGGCGATCCCATCGCAGCAAGTGACAGTAGCCGAAGCCCCTGGATTCCCTGCCGCAGAGCGCGCAGGGAACGCGACGGGCGATGTCGGCGCGGGTCAGCCCAACAGGAGCAGGTCGAGCGCGCTGCGCTCCTCCTGGTCCGGCGCGGCTGTGCGACGCTGCAGGGCCAGCACGATGAAGCGGCTGATCGCGTTTGACGCCATGCATTCGAGATCCTTTCGCGTGAGGCTGGCGATGGGGCGGTCGAGCCGCCCCCGCGCTTCCAGCCAACGCCCCATTGCGACGGCCGCTTGCCTTGTGACATGCGCCTGCCAGTCATCCGGGCTCATGGGTTCAGCCATGCCGGGCCACCGGCTGGGTTGGTGGCTGCGGGGGCTGGCGTTGTCTGTGCAGCGGGTTGGGTTGCGGGTGCCGACCATGCTGGCGTCGCGGGCGTACTGGCGGGCAGCGATTGCCCCCAAGCCGGTGCCGCTGACACTGGCGCAACTGCTGCCGGGCGTGGACGGTTCGAGGGCTGCGCCAGGACCACCTCGCCTGCCATGACCTTTTGCCATTCGGGCGCGGTGGGCAGGACCACATGGTCGAGCTTGTTGGCGTCCTTGTAGGCTGGGTTACGGTTTGGCTCGATCTGGATCTTGGCGACAAAGGTGATGCCGTCGAGATCGGCGAGGCCCCGCAGCACGCGCTTGGCCTTGGCGGCCTCACTCATGTCCTCGGGGTTCAGCCCAAGGGCGCTGTCGATCATCGCCCGAAACTGGCTCTTGGAGATTTTCCAGCCGATTGATTGGCCTTCCTCGTCGAGCTTGCCACCTTGGACCGTGAAGTTCTGCCAAAACTTGCGCCGGGCAAATGGTCCCTCTGCCACAGTAAATTCTGCATCGACCATCCGGACATCGCTGCCAGGCTGGTTTGAGGATTTCAGCAACCCGCGATCCACCTCGCTCATGCCGTCAGTGCCACCCTTGCGGATGGACATGGTCACCTTTGCGAAGGTGCCGTCAGGGATCATGTCGCTGGATTGCTGTGGTGCGACGTCATTCATGTCAAAAGTCATGGGGATTATCCTTTCTGGGTTTGGTTGATCTTGGTGAGAAGCGCGCCGAGGTCGGCGGGCTCGGTCAGGTCGAGGCGACCGGAGCGGTCTTTGCCGGGAAGGCCCCAGGGATTGCCAGAACGACACACGAGGCGGCGGACCTCTCCTTTTTCGGGGTCATGGCGCCATGTGATGGTGCCGTCAGCGCCGGTTTCCGGGCTGAAGAGGCCAAGCGTTATGACCTGGTCGACGATGCCGGGCAGTTCTCTTGCTATCTTGCCGCCTTCCATCTGCGGCTGGAACGTCACACGGTTCATGTCGTCGACGACCTTCTCGAGGATGCCGACGAAGATCACCGTCTTCCCCGGCGCGTGCTGAAGATGCTTCAGCAGCCCGATGACCTCGCGCGCCAGCAAGCCATACGCGCCGCGCGTGTCAGGCTTGCCGGTACGTTCCGACAGCGCCTCAGGCCGGGTCTTGGCCCAGGCCATAGCCTGTCGCGTCAGATCGGTGATGCTGTCGACAAACACGATGCTCTTTGCATCAAGCCGGGTGGCCAACTCGGGATGCTGCCCGCGCAAATGGTTATAATGGGCCTCTGAGAAGTGCTCATCGGGCTGTGCTGCAGGGTTCGCACCGCCAATCAGGCAGGCAATATCTACGGCATCAGAGAAGCGGCGGATAGGCAGGCTATCACCGCGCCAATTCTGGACGGATTTGAGACCGGCTTCAAAATCGAGGCAGACAGTTCTGTCCTCGGGCATGGCGGTCAGCAAGGTTGTTTTGCCACTGCCGCTTTGACCGAAGATCGCAAGAGTGGTTTTGCCTTTGGCCTCGGCGAGACGTTCATCGGCGGAGAGAATGCGGAGGCTCATGATGACGCCCCTGTCATGAGCGTCACCTTCAGCGCGCCCACCTTCACCGTCCGCGCCGGCTCAAATCCTTTGCGCCATGCCTCAGGTAGAGCGCCATATTTGCGCTCCGAGACGCTCAACTTGGTCTCAATAAACTCAGCAGGATCTTCGCCGCTATCGGTAATGTTGGCTGCAATCTGCGCCAGTTTTTCTTGGTGCCAATCGATGCGCTTTGGTAGATCGGCCACAACTGTGTAATCGCCATCAGCCAGCCGAACGGTGCCGGTATCCTTGCCGCAGGCCTGGCGCGCCTCAGCGGCGCGGGTGGCGTAGCGCACTTCAAGCGCGGTGCTGAACCGCGCGGTGGCGGATTTCAGCTGCTTGGCGGCATTGGCCAGTTCGGCCTGCAGGCTGGCGAGCAATTCCACCGGCATCTGCGCCAGCTCACCGGTCGGCATGTTGAGCATGTCATCCACGCTCGGGGTGTTTTCTGGATAGGTCATCGGGGTTCCTTCTTTGGGGGATGGGTCAGGCGGCGACAGCAGCCAGTTGTGTGACGGCATCGGCTGAACTGCGCGTCTTGGGGCGAGCGATCGCGAGATAGGAAAACAGGTCTGGACCGAGGCGTTCCTGAACGAGGTGGACCAGGCCTTGGGCCTCTGTCCAAAACGCCCGTGTTCCCAACAGGCGCAGTTCGTTGCGCTCGTTGTCCCCAAGCTTGGAAAGCCCGTGGAAGGTATCGAGCACCAGAAACCCGCGATGATATTCCAGACGGTCACCGGGCATGGCCTGCGCCACCCAGGCGCAGAACTGGATTTCCGTGAGCGGACCCTTCGGCCGGATCGTAGTGATGGTTGCTGTGGTCATGTTGCTGGCCTCCTCGACTTGCTTCTACTCACGCGATCTCAAAACCGTCCCAGCACGGGCCTAGACCGAAAGCGGTAAGTACCGGGCGAAGGGCGGAGATCCGGCGATAGAGGGTGGCGCGCTTGAGGTCCCCATATGCGACCAGATCAGACACAGTGAGCCGGGACAGTGCGCGACAGAGTTGACGGTCATCGTCGCGCAGGCGGGCCAGCGCGCAGTTCGTCGCGAGCCTTGCATGCTGCATGTCGATGTCGAAAGGGCGCTGACCGTACCAGCTGGCCAGGCCATCCTCTTCAAGCAGAAGGTTTTTCAGGGGCTCGCGGCTGCCGACCATCGGGGCGTCGAGCGAAAACATCCATCCGCCTTGCTCGCGGCGCTGACGCTGGATCCGCATTGCGATCCGCGACGACTGGTTGCGCAGGACGATATTGGCGAAGGCGCCGATGCCGCCGCGGCGGGCATCATACCCGGGCAAGCGGCAGATGAGATCCAGCAGCAGATCTTGGGACAGGTCCTCGAGATCAGCATGTGGCAGATGCAATTTGCGGTGCAGACGACGCGCGGCGCGATTGGCCTCGTCGATCAGTGTGGCAATGTCAGCGGTGGATAATTTGGGGGGCATGGCTGGGGTCCTCGAAGCTTGATTTCTCTTGCTCCGAACTTCGCCGACCCCGGCCTTCCGTTGGTGTGTTTGTGGTGTGTGTTTGGTGTGAGAAAAGTGTGTCGCGGGCTCAGCCCGCGATTTCGATCTCTTCGCGGCTCAACGCCAAGCGATAGCCAATGCCCCGAACCGAAACGAATAATTCGTCGACTTGCACACGCGTCAGCCCACAGCCAGTCAGCGCGTTGCGCATATCTCGAATGATCTCTTTGGCTTCACGGCCCGTGTTGATCTCGATTTCCTGTTTTTTCAGCCTTGGGTCAGGGCCCACTGCGTGCTCGGCGAACAAACGCACCAGGGCGAGCATCTGCGACGGCAAATCCAGGACCTGCCCATCCAGCGTCACAGCTTGGCGACTACGATGGACGACCAGACGAATCCGGTTGCGCGGCGGCAGCAAGGCATCGAAGGAAATCGCTTCACCGCCGTCCTCATCCGTGCGGAGAATCTCGGTGATTTCGTGAACGTCGACTTCCATGTCGCGCAGGCGAATGCTGCTGGCCTGGTCGATGTCATCAAACACCACGATCGGCGGCGTGCCACCGGCCATTGATTTCAGAAGTATCGAGATGCCGGGCGCAAACACGTCACGAGGCGATCGGCACAGAAAGATGCTGCGGCCTGTCGCCGACTTGCCCATGGACCAGAGCCCGGCAGAGATCGTGGTGGGCGTTCCCGTCAACTTGCCCGCCGCCGCAATGGCTGCGATCAATTGCTCTGCATCGATCCGGTATCGCATCAGGTCATTCGGCTCTAGGATCACATCTTGGCTGGGGTCAAACGGGCAGCAGGCGATGAGCTTGCCATCGATTTCTTGGATTAGCCGCGCGTCATAGCCGCAATCGCAATGCGCGCAGATGCCCCAGCTGTCAATCTTGCGGTCCTCGATCAGAATGCGCGCCCGCAGCAGCTTCGCTATCTCCGCCTCGGAGAAACGGCGTAGCAGTCGGCCCGAGACCTCGGGGCGCGCGCCCGTCTTATTCAGCCGCTTCCACAACCAGATCAGAATCATGGTCTTTCTCCAGTCCATTGCGGGCAATCAGCATGTGGATCGATTTCTCGAACCGCGTGCGGCGGAAGGCCAAGGTTCCGGGAGGTTTCAGGCGCACTGTGGATTGGGCCGGCTTCTTCTTGCCCACATGAAGAAACACCCGAAACGTGATCTCGCCAAGCCGCCAGCCTTGCCGAAAATCCACTTCGCTGGTGACAAAATTGCGCAGCGCGCCGTTGATATCCTTGGTCACCCAGCTGCGCAGAAGCCGCGAGGCTTGCGCTTCCTCGTCCCATTCGAAGAGATCGGCTGCGGCTGACACGATCGTCACGCTGTGGATCGTCTCGTCATGGCGATGCTCGAAGGTAAAATCCGGCCCCGCCGCCGAAATCGGGTCCAGCGTGTAGAGGTCGCGCGCATGGTCGCCAGCGAAGAAGCCCGGGCGCCCGAGGACATAGATGGCAAAGAGGTCCGCCAATTCGACCTGCTGGGATTTCAGCACGCCCCCGATAAGCAACCGCCCCTCCGTAGGGTCATAGCGCAGGGCAGCGTATTTGACTGCGCGCACCGTGATGATTTCTTCGCGGTCGCCCGCCACCACGGGTGTGGTTTTGACCGGCGCGCCATGGCTTAAAACCAGGTTGAACTCGTCATCTTCTTCATAAGGGGCAAGGCGGCAATACCCACCCTGCAGATCCTGCGTGAACAGCGCGGCAGCAGCCGCCTCAAATGCAGCGCCGATCTCTTCGGTAAAATCCGACGGCACGTCCCGTTCCGGGCCCCGAAACTCTGCCATCGCCGTCGCCGCACGCAGCGCCATTTGATCGGCGGCAACTTCGAAAAGCTCATGATGGTGAAGGTAAACATGAAGTGCGACGTGTTTCGGATCATGCGCGGTGGGCGCATCACCGGTCTGATCTGTATCCGTTTCGTTGAACAGTTTGATCTTTTGTCGCCGCGCCGCAGACAAGATTGTGTCCAAACCATGCGACGTGCCCAGTTCCGCAATGCGGTGCAGGTCAGCCACAAGGCCCTCTGACCAATCATTCACCGGTTGGTCGAAATACTCTGCCAGCAGGCTGCGCAGATCTGCACCCTCGTCCTCGAAGTCGATCAGGGTCGTTCCGCCGGTGAAGTGGCGCTCAAAAAGCAGGCGCATCAGTTTTGGATCGATGGTCTTCAAGAAACGTGGATTCACGAATTTCTTCAGGTTGCCAGCCATGGCGACTCCTTTCTGTCGGGGTAAATAGTGTTCATCATATGTTCTCACCGTCACAGGTCAATCATCACGTTTGGCGTGAGACAGTTTTCGAAGGGCGTGAGTAGAAGCTGGGTGAGAGAACAACCTGAGCAATCCCATGAAACGTCCCAACGCACTCCACCCCGACCGCATGACGGCGCATGAGCGGCGCACCGAGCTTTACGGCCTGCTAGCCACGGCCGTGGTGCGCCTTTTGGACCGCGATCGCGACCATCCATCCCAAAATACTGGAGACAGTTCGCTACACTTCCGGCCAGAACAGAGCGGTACTGCGGGTCCAACTCAGAGGAGATCCGCATGACACCACACGAACCCATCCTGGCCCGCCTGGCTGCACTCAAGGCGATGTCGGTAAAAGACCTTAAGGCCGAGTGGCAGACGCTATTTAATACCCCTGCCCCCAACAACAGCCGCGGCTTTCTTGAAGGCCGCTTGGCCTACCGCA